GACGAAGACGGATTGCGCATTTCTGCGGATTTGCCACCGACCGTCGACGGCGAGCGAGCTCGGGTTGCTATTCAACGAGGCGATGTGACTGCCTTTTCATTCGGTTTTACTGTCCCGCAGGGCGGCGATTCATGGAGTGAGGACGGTTCGGAACGGACCTTGCACGCGGTTCGCTTGTTTGAAGTGTCAACCGGGGTTGCGTTTCCCGCGTATTCAACGACCGACGGAACGGCTACGGTTCGCGGTTTGGCTAATTTGGCGAGACGCGCGGATGTCGACGCTGACGCGCTCGCGGATGCTGTTTTGAAGATTGAGAACGGTGAAGAGATTTCGTCAGACGATCGTGTCATGATTGAGTCTGTGTTGAACGAGTTGGCACCGGAACCGGAGGCGGCTGATTCGGCCCCATCTGAGGATGAGGAAAAGGCCCGCCAACTGTTACAGCTTAAGAAGAAAAAACTCCAACTATTGATGGGTGTCTAGTGCCTTACGACAAAAAGAAGGGGCGGAAACGCTAATGGCTACTGCTAAAGAAATTGAAACGGTTATTCTGAGCGTTGCCGGCAACCCGGTCTCCGGGGTGGTCAAAGAATTGGCCCCTGTTTGGGCTGAAGAGATTTCCAAGCTGGATCAGCCTGAGAAGCGGTCTAAGCGAGTTTTGGAACCGGAAGAAACTCGATGAGCCCGTGGGGGTTTCTGGGTTGGGCTGTTGCGGTGGCTGTGTCAGTCATTGTTGTGGCGTTTGCGATTGCGGTGGTCATTGTGCTTGTCCGGCATTTGACGGGTAAAGAAACACCAAAGAGCCGCCGGACGGTAAACTCGAAGTAGCGGGGCCGGAAGGTTTCGACAGCTAGGAAGGCCACCTGTGGAGCCTGGCTGGACCGGGTTTCGATTACCCGCGGTTCCACCAGATGACACCTTGTTCTGTAGAATGACGGTAGCGGCTGAGTGTTATCACCGTCGTTAGGTTGAGCGTTATCGCCACCGTGACACTTATTCGATTGTTTGAAAGGACCACCCTAATGTCTTTTGTTAAGACTCAGGAAGAAGTCCGCGCCAACCTAATCATGCAGGTTCGAGACACTATCGACTCATGCGAGGCAGAAGGCCGTGGACTCTCCGGTGAAGAGAATGAAAAGATTTCGCGCATTGAGGATGAAATCCGCAAGACCGACGAAATGATTCAGACCGCGAAGCGGAACGAAGAGCGCGCCCTCGAGGTTGCCGAGGCAACTGGCGGATTCGCTCCTGTGCAAGAAAGTCGCGGCGCTGCTGAAGTGTTTCGTGCGATGGCTCGTGGCGAAGTTCGTGAGCACACCTTCACGATGGAACAGCGCACCCTGACCCCTTCAGCGAACACTGTGCCGACCGATTTCCTCGACAGAGTGTATGCGCTCGCGAAACTTGTCGGACCCTACTTGGAGACCTCCGAGGTGTTCCAGCGTGACAGCGGATCTGACCTCCGGATTCCCGTCATGACCGCGTACTCCACTGCGACTGAAAAGTCGGCTGGTGCGGCGCTTGATGAGTCGGATAACACCTACTCGTCGCTGAACCTTCAAATGGCCAAACAGGGCTTCATTGTGAAACTCGCTAACGAGTTGATCACTGACGCCGGCTTTGACATTGAAGCAAGTGTCGCGGAGAACGCTGGTGTTGCGATTGGTGAGCGGGTCAACACTGTTGTGCACACTGCGGTTGCCGCTGCGGCTGGTGCTGGTGTGAGTGCTAATAGTGCAACCGACATCACCACCGACGAAATTATCGAATTGGCTTTCAGCCCTGACGGCATGGTTCGCCGCCTTCCTGGCACCGCGTTCATGTGCAACAAGGACACGCTGGCCCTGATTCGCAAACTGAAGACCACGGATGGCGACTACATCCTGAACCCGGTTGTTGGTGGACCTTCCACCATCTTGGGTTACGACGTGATCGAGAACCCCAGCGTTGACGGCCCGACCGCCGAAAACGACGCGCTGTTCTTCGGCCACTGGCCTTCGGTGAAAATCTCCACCACTGGTTTGGAGACTGCCGTGTCAAGCGATGCGTTCTTCTCGAACGACATCACTGGTTACCGTTTCACCTACCGCCTTGGCGCTGGTGTTGCTAACGGTGCTGACCACATCAAGAAACTGACGATGTCTGCCTAAGACCCCGCGGTTAAGAAATGACCCTCCGGCGTTGATTCGCCGGGGGGTTGTTTCTTTCTTGGGGCGTTGATGTCGGGTAGACTAGGGGCTGGAGGTTTCTGTGGCTGTTACGAATGGTTATGTTTCGCTTGATCTTGTAAAGAAGGCTTTGCGGATTACGGATAACATTGATGACGACATTTTAGAGTTGTCCATTGAGGCGGCCTCGCGCGAAATCGACGGTTACTGCGAACGGCTTTTCTTTTCCACCACAGAGACACGGGTGTTTGTGCCGCGCGATCCTTTCACCGTCGAAATCGATGACGCGACAAATATCACGGAAGTGAAGACCGCTAGCGATGGCGAGTCCTTCGACACAACCTTCACGACATCCGATTTCCAAGAAGAACCGTTGAACGGGCAGGCGGGCGGCATTCAGACCCCAACTACCCGGCTCCGCGCTGTGGGTGATTTTCTCTTTCCAACCTTCCAGCCGCGCAACGTGTCAAAACAAGAAGCGACTGTCCGCGTATCGGGCACGTTTGGGTTTACTCCGGTTCCGACCGCCGTGCAACAGGCCGCATTGTTAATGACGCTCAGAGGCTATCGCCGATATGACAGCCCCCTCGGTGTGGCCGGATTCGACGAGATGGGAGTCGTTAGAGTTGGGCGCATTGACCCCGACGTGCAGAAACTCTTGGCGCCATTTCGACGGGTGAAGATGGGATGAGTCTCGCAGATATTAGAGACGGGCTCGCCACCAATTTGGGCAGTCTTTCTGGCATTCGTGTTTACGAGGAAGTGCCGGACAATCCGGCTTTACCTTGTGCCGTTATCCAGTTGGACCAGGTGGAATATGACGTGGCCTTTCAGAGGGGCGCGACGCAGTACACTTTTGTGGTGAACTTGGTTGTCACTCGAACAACTGTTCGACGGGCACAGAGAAAACTTGACGAGTTTATCGACGACGGATCGAAGTCGGTAAAGACTGCTATCGAGTCTGATGGTAGTTTGGGCGGGGCTGCTTGGCGAAGTTTGTAGCAAAAGACTTCTCGGTGACTATCGACTCGAATGATGTGAGCACGAACGTTGCGTCCGTCACTCTGTCGCAGACCGCAGAGGACGTCGAAACAACGGCATTCGGGACGAATAGCCGGACACGCATTGGCGGATTGAAGGATGGCGAAGTTTCGTTCGACTTTCACCAGGACTTCGGATCTGGGGGGATTGACTCAATTTTTCAACCGCTCCTGGGAACTAACGTGCAGGTTGAGGTGAAGCCGACCAGTGAGGCAGTGAGCGCCACAAATCCCTCATACTCGTTCGAGGTTCTGGTTGCCGAGTACAGCCCGCTGGATTCAAGCGTGGGCGATTTGGCTACCTTTAGCGTGACCCTTCCGATTTCGGGTGACGTGACACGCACAGAAACTGTCTAATCTGTTGAATGTGGCCTGACGACGTAGTAGGGTAGCGGGTATGAACCCGATTGAACTCGAAATACTATTCCTGGACGGCACTACCAAAGAGATCTCGGCCATTGCTGCGGACCTTGTAGCGTTCGAAACTAAGTTCGACGTTTCGATTACTACCCTTGAAAAAGACGTGCGCATTACTCACATGTTCTTTCTGGCGTGGACCGCGTTGAAACGACAGGGCCACACTAAAGACACTTTCGAGAAGTGGGTAGAGTCGGTCTCGTCTGTGCAGTCAGTCGAACCAAAAAAATAACGGGGCTGGGTCCTACCTCCGCGCACTGGTTCATCGCAATGATGTCGGTCGAGACTCAGATTTCCCCACGCGAGTTATTAGCGGTTGAACCGCGCATGTTGTGGACGATGTATCGGTACATGGTTTCTCGATCGCAACAGGGGGCGAAGGGTAAGCGCTAGAATGGGC